TAGGGGTCGTCTCAGGAAACGGAATTTAAAGCACGTTAAGCCCAGCGAGTAGGCGCAGCGGCCTGAACTTGCCCGCGCCGATCTTGGCGCTGCTGCGCCACAGGTAGTCGCCCGTCAGGTTGATGTGCTCCCAGCCCAGTGGCGAAAGGTACTGCAGCAATGCGTCATCAATGCCTTTGGCGTGCCCGCGCAGGGCGTTCGCAGCCCGCTCCAGATAGACCGTGTTCCACAACACGATGGCCGCCGTCACAAGATTAAGGCCACTGGCGCGGTAGCGTTGCTGCTCGAATCCACGGTCACGAATTTCGCCCAGCCGGTTGAAGAACACGGCGCGGGCCAGCGCATTACGCGCTTCGCCCTTGTTCAGCCCTGCATGAATACGGCGGCGCAGCTCTACGCTTTGCAGCCAGTCCAGGATGAACAACGTGCGTTCGATGCGCCCGAGTTCGCGCAGGGCGACGGCCAGGCCGTTCTGGCGCGGGTAGCTGCCGAGCTTTCTGAGCATCAGTGAAGCCGTCACCGTGCCCTGCTTGATCGAGGTGGCCATCCGCAGGATTTCATCCCAGTGGTCGCGGATCTGTTTGACGTTCAGTCGCTCGCCGCTGATCATCGGCTTGAGCGCGTCATAGGTGGCTTCGCCCTTGGGGATGAACAGCTTGGTGTCGCCAAGGTCGCGGATTCTCGGCGCAAAGCGAAAGCCCAGCAGGTGCATCAGGCCGAAGACGTGATCGGTGAAGCCCGCCGTGTCGGTGTAGTGCTCTTCGACCGCCAAGTCCGACTCGTGGTACAGCAGGCCGTCGAGCACGTAGGTCGAATCTCGCACGCCGACATTGACCAGTTTGATGCTGAACGGTGCGTACTGGTCAGAGATGTGCGTGTAGAACATCCGCCCGGGCTCGGTGCCGTATTTGGGGTTGACGTGACCCGTGCTCTGGGCCCGGCCTCCCGCGCGAAAGCGCTGCCCATCCGATGACGAGGTGCTGCCGTCTCCCCAGTGGGCTGCCAGGGGTTGGCGCAGCTGCGTGTTGACCAGCTCGGCCAGCGCCGCGCCGTAGGTCTCGTCCCGGATGTGCCAGGCCTGTAGCCACGACAGCTTCGCATGGGTTGTGCCGGGACATGAGTCGGCCATCTTGGAGAGCCCAAGATTGATCCCATCGGCCAGGATCGTCGTGAGCAGCAAGGTCTTGTCCTTGGCGATGTCCCCGGTCTTGAGGTGTGTGAAGTGGCGGGTGAAACCAGTCCACTCGTCCACCTCCATCAGCATTTCGGTGATTTTGACGCGCGGTAGCAGCATCGCGGCCCGATCAATCAGTGCTTGTGCTGTATCGGGCAGCACGGCATCCAGCGGCGTGATCTTCAAGCCTGACTCGGTGGTGATGGTGGCGTCTGGCAGGCCGTTGGCTGCCGCTAGAGCGTTGACCGTCGCCAACTGCTGCTCAAGCAGGGACAAGCGCTCCTGCAAATACTGGTCGCAGTCGGTGGTCACGGCCAGCGGCAATTGACTGGCCAGCTTTAGGCTGGTGAATTTCTCAGCGGGCACCAGGTATTCGTCAAAAACCTTGAACTGGCGCGAGCCCTGCACCCAGACATCGCCTGAGCGCAGCGCGTTCTTCAGCTCCGACAACGCGCACAGCTCGTAGTAACGCCGGTCGAGGCCATCGCTGGTGTGAACCAGCCGGGCCCAGCGCGGTTTGACGAACGCCGTTGGCGCATCGGCCGGCACCTTGCGGGTGCTGTCGGTGTTCATCGCACGCAGCACCTCGATGGCGTCAAGCAGGCCCTTGGCGCTGGGTGCCGCCCGCAGTTTGAGCACGTCCAGGAACTGCGGCGCGTAGCGCCGCAGCATGGCGTAGCCTTCTGAGATACGCGCCAGGAAGTCAAAACTCTCGGGCTGCGCAAGTTTTTGCGCCTCCGTCACGCTGGCCGTGAACGCGTCCCAAGACATGACTGATTCGATGGCCGCGAAGGGGTCGCCGCCGCTTTGCTTGGCGTCGAGTAATGCTTGGCCGATGCACCCGTACAGACGCACCTTGTCGTTGATGGCCTTGCCGGAGGCTTGGAATTGCTGCTGATGCTTGTTCTTGGCGGCGTTGAACAGCTTGCCGATGATACGGTCGTGCAGGTCAATGATCTCGTCGGTGACGGTGGCCATGCCCTCCATGGCCAGCGCGACAAGGGTCGCATAGCGCCGCTGCGGCTCGAACCTTGCTAGGTCGGCGGGCGTCATCTGGGCGCCCTCACGGGCGATCTTGAGCAGCCGGTTCTGGTGAGCCCGCCGTTCGATGCCGACGGGCAGATCCAGCGAATACCAAGCCTTGAGGCGCTCGATATGCTCCAGCATGTGCCGCGAGTTTGGCCTGATCGGGGACAGGCGAAGCCACGCTAGGCAGGTTAGCGTACTGGCCTCTTTGCATTTGAGCAGATCGTCCAAGCGCAGGCGATGGGCGTCAGACAGTGCGTCGGTCAGCGCGGCATAAATGCGCCGATTGGCACGGGTGACGGCTTCGGCACAAATGCGTTCGATAACATCCAGCGTTGGCAACAGCACGCTTTGTTGACGAAGGCTTTGCACCAGTGAGGTCGCCAGCACGATGCCCTTGTCGGTCTGCCATGCCAGTTCATCTAGGCCACGTACCGCTGATCGATAGTGGTTCATCGTCGTGAACGGTTGAAATCTGAATACCGTCTGCAACTCGACTAGGTGCTCGCGCCTGGTTTGCTCACGTAGGCCGTAGTCGTTCCAAGTTTCGACGGAGACCTTGAGTTGCGCCGCCACCATACGCAGCAGCGGCGTAAACGGTTCGGCGCCCACGCGGAGCATCAGGCCGGGGTAGCGCATGTAGCAAAGTTGCACGGCAAAGCCCAGCCGGTTCGCAGGCCCGCGCCGTTGGCGGATGATGGCTAGATCTGATTCGCTGAAAGAGTAGTGCCGCATCATTTCATCCTGGGCGTCAGGCAAAGTCAGCAGGCAGTCGCGCTCAGAGGCGGACAATATGGAACGACGGGGCATTGCTGCTCCTCTTACAAACGGAGGTTATTGATAAGCCTCGTGCGTCACCAATCGAGCACGCAGAATCAAGGCACGGCTATTCTCAAAAATAGCTCTTGAAATGCTATTCTTAATACCAGTTTTTGTAATGAGTTTTGATAAGGAAATGCGCGCATGAAACCGTCAATTGCTCTTGACCTAAAACGAAGCGCTGTCCGCGAGGCAGCTGGCCGTTTTCACACGGCGAACCCGCGTATCTTCGGATCGGTTCTTCACGGCACCGATCAGGACGGCAGCGACCTTGATCTGTTGGTCGATGCGCTACCCGGCGCAACTCTGTTCGATTTGGGTGGCTTGCAAGTCGAACTGGAGACCTTGCTCGGCGTCCATGTCGATCTATTGACCCCCGGGGATCTGTCGCCGACGTTTCGCGCTCAGGTACTCGCGGAGGCGCAGCCGGTATGAGCGTAAACCGCCTTCCTGACTACCTTGAACATATGCAGCAGGCCGCAGCGGATGCGTGCAGCTTCGTTGAGGGTTTGGATAAGGACGACTTCATTGCGGACAAGCGTACCCAGCAGGCCGTCATCATGAGTCTCATCATCATGGGTGAGGCGGCGACGAAGGTGATGGATGGTTACGCTGAGTTCACCGAGAGGCACTCAGACGTGCCGTGGCGCAGCATGCGAGGGATGCGCAACCGCATCGCGCACGGCTACTTCGATATCAACCTCGATGTGGTGTGGGACACCGTGCAGACCGCCCTACCGGAGTTATTGCAACTACTGCCGAATGTTCGCAACGATGAATATCGACACGACGAGGGGATGAAACCATGATCAACGAAAACAACCCGTGTTGATCGGCTATGCGCGCGTCTCCACAGCGGAGCAAAACCTTGATCTTCAGATCGACGCCTTAACCAAGGCGGGCTGTCAGAGGATTTTCGATGACAAAATGAGCGGTAGCCGCGCTGAACGGGCAGGACTCGCCAAGGCCCTGGAGATGCTGCGCGAGGGCGATACCTTGGTTGTGTGGAAGTTGGATCGCCTGGGCCGCAGCGTCAAGAACCTGGTCGATCTGGTTGGCGAATTGCACAAGCAGTGCGTGCAGTTCAAGAGTCTGACCGATGCCATCGACACCGGCACGCCATCAGGCCGGTTCTTCTTCCACGTCATGGCCAGCCTGGCCGAGATGGAGCGAGAATTGACGGTGGAGCGCACCCAAGCAGGATTGGCAGTCGCACGCCAGCTTGGCCGCACGGGCGGTCGCAAGCGCCTGATGACCGACAGCAAAATCGAGTCAGCCAAGAAGCTGCTGGCCAACGGCGTGCCGCCACGGGACGTGGCCAAGAACCTCGGCGTGTCCGTACCAACGCTGTACCGCTGGATTCCTGCGGCCACCTGCGCTTAACGTGCTTTAAATTCCGTTTCCTGAGACGACCCCATTTTGTTTACGCTCGTAATCCGTCCGTTCCAGATCATCTCGTAATGGGCTGTTTGAACGATAGATGTGACAGATTTCGGGGTCATCAGTGCCCAACAATAGCTTCCATGCGAGCGCACGGAGTTGTACCTGAGGCCTGGGCTGCCAGCATCCTTGATTTCTCTCCCGAGACGATGTGAGTGGGTGTAATCATCTGGGTTGTAGATTGGATCGGTCATGGCGATAGACGCTGCATCCTTCATCGCAATTTCAGCGAAGGAGCAGGATAGGCCCCGGAAAACAAACCGCTCGTAGTTGAGGTTGTGCACTTTCGACCAGTACAGATCTTGGTGATGCTGCACCTCAGCCAGTGCGGTTTCCATCGAGGCTGCTAAGTAAAGCACACCGAAACTACCATCGCTGAAACGCGATCCAGCTGGATTGACGTGGGTGAAAGGAGCGGTCGCGTAAGAGCACCCAGGGATGCCAAAGGGAATCTCAGGACGCGGTATCAACTCAATACGACCGACTCCATTTAGCAGTCTGGGATTCGTGAGAGCCTGTATCTGGTACAGAACATCAAACTCGTCTGCGTTAGCAACGTCATCAAACAGCGCAATAGGAGGAAACTTCGAGTTGATCAGCCGGTAAGCCTGCAACTGCTCACCGGCCAGCTCAGTCAGTTGATTTAACGTCACCATTGCGCGCTTCGCAGCGCGTCAATCCGGCGAAACGTCTCGTACAGGGAAATCATATCCCCCTGAGACATTATTTCGAGGGGTGGGCGACCGTTGAAGAAGTCGTTGTCGTTGGCCATCGCCGGGAACCCATAAACATTCTCTGGGTTATCAAACACAAGGCGTAGAGCCGCGTGGATGTTCAGTACGAAGCTGATGCGTTGCATCTGGTCAGAATCCAGCCCGACAGACCAAGCGGGATCGCGCTGCTTGGCTCGCGTATGTGTACTGCGGGAAATACGCAGGATGCGACATATTTGATCGCTCGATGCATGCCACTTATCGAGTATGCCTACAGCGGCGCGAAGACCTGTGACGCACTGGTCTTTGGTGAGTCCTTGTGCTTGGACGGCGACTGTCATGGCCGGAACCTCTAGTTAAGTCTGTAGACTCAAATATAGGCACTTCGGGTCTACAGGTCAATGCTGTTGTGATTCATTTTATTTTCTTGGTAAGAGTACTTGGTTCGGCACACGCATCTAAAAACACGCGCAGCGAGGTTGCGCCTTACGCTGTACCGCTGGATTCCTGCGGCCACCTGCGCTTAACGTGCTTTAAATTCCGTTTCCTGAGACGACCCCAAAAAGCCGAACCTCGTTTCGATCCATCCAGCCATCAGTGATGGCGTAGTGGTAAAACTCGGCGCGCTCTTTCGGGGTGCCGCGCAACAGGCCGGCAAGGTTGAACTTTATGTAGTAACCGGCCACCCGTTCGGCGCGGGTGAATATCCGGCGGTTTAGTTCCTCTTCCCAGTTCTTTACCCACGGCATCATCGTGTGCCGAACGAACTGAATAGCCTGCTCGCTGATATTGGAAAAAGTGGCCTTTTCCAAATCGTTAATCATGTGCGCCGGCACGTTGAACAGGCCGGCGACTTCAGAACGGGTCAGCTTGCGGGTTTCAAGAAACTGCGCGTCTTCTGGTGCGATGGTCAAAGCCTTGTAATCAAGGTCAGCCGGTAGCAGCAGTGTTTTGTTTTCAGATTGGCGCAGGCGGCCAACAGCGGTCGCCCATGCGCTTTTAAGACGCACCCAACTGTTGTCGTTAAGACTGCCGCCCTTGATCGTGACTAGGCCCGTAGGGCGGCCGCCACCTTCAAAGAACTCGCGCCCATAACGCACCGTCGCCATGCCAAGGCCAATGGTGTCGGCGTGCTGGCGAATAGGGCTTATGCCCATTTTGCCGTCAGAACCAAGGGCGCGAATATGCACCATGTCTTCAGGCGAAATAGCCATCGGGTGGCCGTCTTCGTCGCGCGCCGCATAAACCCAGCGATTGCCGTTTTTAGTCAGCATGGTTTCTTGCGGGCGGTGCATCTCGATAGACCGCAGCTCACCCCGAGGCGAGCGCACCAGGCGACTAAACCCGTTGCCGTGGCCGCACACATGGGCCTGCTTGGTTTCGCGCCACTTGTAGGACGTTTGCCAGGCGTTCGGTTCGTCGTGCAAAAGCCAGTAAGCGGCATGATCGGTGCCCGCTGTTATCTCGCCTTCATGCCGGCGCATGACGTTGATAGGCAGCTGGGCGACTGAACTGGCCAGCAAGTAAATACAGGAATAAACGGCCGCCAGCCCTAGAGCTGTATCCGGGTTAATCAATATCCCCTGCCGCGCGCCCATCAACTCGTTAAGCCCTTCACCGCTAAGCGGGTACGCGGGGTTTTCCATGCTGCGGGACTCCCCCGCTATCTGGTCGAAAATCATGGGCGCACCTTGCGGCGGGCCGCCAAATAACCACCCAGCAGCATAAGCGCGCCGCCAACAGCCAGTGCAAGGCCAAGGCCAAAGCTCAGGTAAAGCCCGGCGATCAACTGGCAATAGCCGGCCACCCCGAGCAAATCAGGTACTAGCTTTTTCATAGGTTTACCCGACTAGAATGTCGTCGTCTTCCAGGGTGTCGAGCACGGACGGCGCAACGCCATCGGCCAACAGTGCGCGGCTCATAGCCATAAGAATCGCGACCATGCCGTCGATTTTCCGGTCTTTGCTTTCTTTGGTCGGGGTTAAGCAGCCCTTAAATTCATGCGTGACCACGTTGCTCGCCATCCAGGCGAGCACGGGGTCGCCATCGTGGCGAACACGGCCCGACAGCAAAGCGGCTTCAAGCTCACGCATGGGCAGGTTCATCGTGGCAATACCGCCGCCGACCTCGATCACCTCGGCCCCGTCTTTCATCAGCTGGTGCGACAGTTGCGTCGCGCGCCACTTGTCATAGGCAATTTCGGTTACTTGGTGCTGCTCGCCTATGTCTTTAACGTCTTCACGGATCACGTCGAAATCAAGCTCTTCGCCTTCGGTCGTGATCAATCGCCCCTCGTTAACCCAGCGCGAATACGCATCCTCGTTAACGCCGCCACGATCTACAGCGCCCTCGGGTAAGTAGTTGCGGGTGAAGAACGTCCACAGGTCGCGGCCGTTGGCGTCCTTATCCCTAAACACCAGGGCAACCGACGCAATGTCTGATTTGCTCGCCAGGTCGACGCCCAGGTAAACCGGGCGACCCATGAAATCATCGAGCGACAGCCCAGGCACGGCGGCGGCATCCCATTCGATCAGGTTTAGCCATGCCGCCTTAGCGTTCACCCACAGATTGCAATGCTTGGTTTTAAAAGCGTTCTGCCGTGACGGGTAACGCACGGCGTCGGCTAGCTGGCGTTGCAGGTATTCGGCAAAGATTGAAACCCCATAATTTGGGTTTGCCTTGCGCAACCCCTTCAGGTCGCGCCAGTCGTCGCCGTCGTCGAGGGTGTAAACAATCCCAAACATTTCTTCGTTTGCTGGGCTTTTTTCCAGCATCGAAAGAATCTGTTTGCGCTTTTCGTAGCAAGGCCCGGATATGTTTGACCCGGCCGTGGTGATGGTGAAAATCAGCGGCTGTTCACGCGAACCCATGCCGGTCAGCATGGTTTCATACAGCGCGTCGTTATCGTGTTCGTGGTATTCGTCGACCAGGGCGCAGCTGGGCGAACTGCCGTCGCCGGGGTCGCCGATTACCGGCTCAAGACGGCTGCCGTCTTCTGCAATGGCGATGCTTCGCGCCATCACTTCTATGCCAGCCTCTTCGACCAGATCAGGGGTTTTATTCAGCATCAGGCGCGCGGGCCTGAAAACTTCCCATGCCTGCTTTTCAGTGGTGGCACCGCAATAAACTTCTGCGCCGTATTCACCGTCAGCGCACAGCATGTAAAGAGCCACACCCGCCGCAAGCACGCTTTTACCGTTCTTGCGCGGTATCTCGCAATAGACCTCACGAAAGCGGCGCAGGCCCGTGCGCTTGCTAACCCAGCCAAACACGCAGCAGAAAATAAACTGCTGCCACGGCTCCAACTTCAGGCGGCGGCGCTCGCGCGCCCACTTGCCTTTCGTGTGGGGTAACAACTGCACAAAGCGGCAAACCCGCTCAGCCTTGGCACGATCAAAGCGCCACTTAGCGCCGCGCTTCTTGCTGTCTTCTAAATCGTCTAGGTGGCGCTGGCATGCCAGCCTGACCCACTTGCACGCGTCGATCTTTTCGGCCACCACGTCGCGGGCGTACTTGTTCGCCGCGTTTACGTTCGGATTGGCCATTTAGTTTTATCCGCGACTGCCCCCGAGCAGCTCGGAAAAGGCGTTTTTCTTTTTCCCCCTTGGCACGATCAAGCGCGCGCGGCTGGCAGGATCAAGGCCCAAGGCCGCGCCGTAGCTGGTCATCTGTCGCATCGCCTCATTCGCCACGGTGCAAGCCGGGTTCTTCGACGTGCCCATAGGCCCTTTAAGCGTGATGCCGCGCTGAATAATTTCCTCTTCAGCCTCACGCCACCGGCCATAAGCCGAGCAAAACCCCTCAAGCACATGCAGGTCGGTACGGGTCAGCACCTTGGCGTCGATCAGTTCGGGCGCGAGCTTGCCCCACATTTCGCGGGCGTTGTCGCTCATCCAGGCCGCCGCATCGGGGGCCTTCTCAAGCGACGGAAAGTCGGGCGCGTCTTTGTTAAGCCGGCGCTTGCCGGGGTTCCCGGCGGCGATCTTTTGCGCGGTCGGCTTTGGTTTTCGACCACCTCCAGGCGCGCGAATCGTCATTTCTTTAAACCTTTAATTAAAGCCCTAACGCTATACCCCAAAGTTTTTATTTCGCGGTCGCGTGTAAAGCACTGGGCGTTCGGTGTGGAAGGGCAAAAGGTGCAGGGATTTGACCACCCCCCTCCCCTTCGATGCACCGTCGCAGTGCATGGCGTCACGTTCGCCGAAGTTGGCCGAAGTTACGCCCTCGCGCGTCTTGCGCCTCGCGCCGTGTCTTGGCCGCATGGCAGTCGCAATTGATAGCGCGCAAGTTGCTGTATTCATTAGTGCCGCCCCTGCTTTTGGGCACGATATGGTCGACTTCTGTAGCAGTTAGCCGCATTCCTTTGCAGTCTTCGCACTGGCACAGGTAGCGGTCGCGCTTCAGGATCACCGCACGAATGCGCCGCCATTCAGCGTCATAGCCGCGCTGTTCTGCCGTGGCGCGGCCCGGCTTATTCCAGCCAACAGCCAAATGCGCGTGCGCCTCGCAATAGCCTTTCGGGTCTTGCGTGGTCGCGGGGCACATCGGTTGCCGGCATGGTCGCTTAGCGCGGGGCGGCATCAGCCAACCACCGCTGCCCATAACCGCTTCAGAAGGCCGGGCCGCTGACAGGCGCAGGGGCGAGCATTCCAGCGTGCGGCGATATGCGGCGCAGCAAATGACAGAGCGCCACGACGGTAAGGGTCAGGGCCGAGGGCAATAGTGCCAGCGGCCAACATTCCCTCTACACGACGCATTGCGCCCTTCTCTTCCTCAGTAAACGGCTGATAACCAGCGGCTGGCTTAGCGGTCATTTGGCTTAACTCCAGTTAGCCGCGCGGCTGTTTGCTTCTGCATACAGTCGAGCACTTGAACAGCGCAGCTCAGCAATGCCGCCTCGGTATCATCCAGGGCGACCGCCAAGTCTTCATTCACTTGCGGGGGCAGGCGGCCCGGCAACAGGCACGGCACTAACTCGCACACCAGCACCGGCGCGGTAGGTGGCGGGGTCGGTTGTTTCGCGGCGTTCGTACCGCAGCCCGATAGCACTAGGAACAAGGCCGCGCAGATATGGCTCGATGGTTTCATCGGTTCTTTTCAACTCCTGAAGGTCGCGGCGTATCTGGGCGGTTTGGCCGTCTAGCGCCTGCTGAATCTTTCGGGTGCTCGTACTGATCGCCAGCAGCTCGACTTGCAGGGCCTGTTGCGCCGCAATGGCGGCGGCCTGCTGCTCGATCACGCTGGCAGCGCGTGACCCGTCACGCTCAAGCGTTTCAATCTGATCGGCCTGGCGCACGTTTTCGCTGCGGGTATGGTCAACAGCCCAAGCGGCGGCAAGTAGCGCGACCAAGGCCGCGACGTGTAGCGGGCTAATGCTCAGCACTTCACAACCTCCAACACATAGCCGCGCCGGCTGAACTGCGCGCAAATGCTCGCCTTTATCACGTCGAGCGGGTCGCCCTGCGTGTCGATTACCGTGGCGCTTTTACCGTCAGCAAGGCGCACCAAATAGCGCGCGACCTTGATCATGGCGACCACTCACACAAAGCGCGCTCCAGGGCGCGGCGGTGAATAATTCCCGCGCAGCCGCTCGACGCAATACGGCAATCCTTGCCCGCGACATAAACCCAGCGGTCTAGCTGGGCGCAGGCTTCAGCAGGGGCGCGGCCTTGATTGATCATCTTGGTCAGCGTCGAACGGCAGAAAGCACCACCGCCGACGTTATAAGCAAACAGCCCGAGGCCGGCGGCCTGGCCTTCGCTTAATGGCACGGCAATACAGCGGCGCACATCAGCAAGGCCCTTTTGTATCTCTTCAGCGTTGCGGCGGCGGCACCCTTCAAGGGTTTCAACGTCGCCCAGCTTTACGCCCTTCGTCACGCCGGCGCAGATCGTCGGCACGCCACCCACATCGGCATAAGCCACAGTCGGGTTTCCCTCGACGGCAGGAATCGCAACGTCGAGCACTTGGTAAGCAGTCGCGCCACCCAGCAAAAGCGTCAGGATGGCGGCGGGTATTTTCAGCTTCGCCATTTGCGCCACCGCTCTACCAATGCCTTGCGCCAGTCAGGAAACACCAGCGACATAATGGCCAACACCAAATAAGCAACGGTTAGCACGCTAATCCACTGCTCTATGCTCAAACCGGCCACCGTGGCGACCCCATACGCCAAAGGCGGCGCAGCCTTGGCGACAATTACAGAAGGGTCGACGTGATCGGTCACTTTTCCGAATCCTTGAAAGCAAAAACCCCCGGCCGAGGCCGAGGGTTAGAGGGTTATTGTCAGGCCGTGCGCGCAGTCACAACACGATAGGGCGAAGGTTAGGGCTAACTGCAACGGCAAACAATACAGAGCGTGTGAAATATTACTATTAGTGTAATGGCCGGGCGACTGATCAACCCAGCCGCGTTACCCGTCACAAACTAATAAACTTGTCAGCCTGCGACCTCAAGCAAGCACCTTCAGCGCCCCAAGTGCCACCGCAGCCGCGCGGCAATGGCTTTTGGCAGTTCTCGCAAAAGCGGCCTTCTATCTGCTCGCGCTGGGCTTCCAGCCGTTCGGCATCGCGGCGCAGCAACGTCGCCAAGTATTCGCGCACGCTATAAGGGCCATCAATCCCGCCGCGCTCACGTCGCGCCAACTCCAGCCGCTCCACTTCAACCGGGCCAAGCAATAAGGTCACTTCCTTAATGCCCAGGGCTTCAAGCTTCGCCCGGTGCTTTTCCTGGCGCAGCGCTTCGGGGCTTTTCTCGGCTTCGACCTCGATCATCGCTTTGCCCCCATCACCGTGCGCTGCTGCTGGTCGACTTTGAAGCCAAGCGCCTGCAACTGCTCGACCCCGGCCCGCTGCTGCTCGGTCATCGGGAACGCGGCCAGCTTATTCGCCTTGTTTTCCATCGCCTAACATCCTCTTTTAGAATTGATCGCTTAACGGGGCGCTATGCCTCGCAGTTATTGGCCTGCACAGCGTTTAGCGGCGCAGGGCGTTCGGGTTCTGTACGGGTAGCAAAAAAAGAAAGGCCACGCGGGTCGAGCCAGGTATGCCAGCGCTCCAGGGCATCGCGTTTAAGCGTGGTGGCGTGGGTATGGATATACACCGCGTCCAAATCTTTCAGCGCGTGGTTTAGCAGCAGCTCGCCTATCAGATAATCGACGCCCAGGTCTGCCCACATGCTTCGGGCCACTTTGCGAAGGTCGTGGCTCGACCACTCACCCGCCCCAATGCGTTCGAAAACATCCTGCCCTTGCGAATCCGTCCAGGGCTTACCGTCACCACGCGGGAATAGGTACGCACCCGAATAGCCGGCCTGCTGCTGTCTGCTTGCGTAAAGGGCTAACAGGTCAGCCACTTGCCGCGTAATTGGCAGCCGGTGCTCGTTACCGTTCTTGGTGTCTTCACCCGGAATAAACCACTCACCACCGGCGGGCTGGATATTCACCCACTTAGTCAGGCGGGTTTCGCTTATCCGGGTGCCGTGGCAAAGCATCAGCAAAGCCAGCATCGCGTCAGCGGGGCGGCTCTTCCAAAGATCAGCCAAGGCCGAAAGGATGGCAGGCACATGATGGGGTCGCAGGCGTGATGCCTTCGGCTCGACAGGCGTGTCGATAAAGTCAGTGAACACCACCGCCGACAGCGGGTTAACGCTGATCATCTTATGGGTGGCCGCCTGCTTAAATGCGCGCTTCAGCACCCCGAAGGCTTGCCGGGTATAGGCCAGGCTGTGAACGTCTTGCATTGGAATGACCAGCCGCGAATCAAGGGCGGCGTAGTCGACGTGATCGAGGCGCAGCGAGCCAAGGCGGGGCAGCAACTGGCAGGCCACCAAAGAGCGCACCGTACCCCGGCGCTTACTTGATAAGGATCGCAGCCGACTTGTGCGCTCTTCGTACCAACGCAGCAAGTCGGCAACCAAGCCCCAGCCAGAAACCGCCACAACGGCCGCGCCGTCGTCGGTCAGCCTGGCCAGTTGGCGGGGCAGCATTTCGAGCACAGCAGCGGCTTTCAGGTCGGGCCAATTGCCCAGCTTGGTCGAAAGGCTTTTACCCCCAACGTGCCGCACGATATGCCAGGAAGCGCGGGCGCGATCCTTTCGAAAGCGCAGCAGCAGGGCCGGGTGGCGCGGGTCACGCAATTGGCTAACGCCAGGCAGCGCCGCGCTTCGGACGATTTCAGCGTCGGCGAACTTAATAAAGCGGGTCTTACTGTCGGTCATGGGTCTGGCATCCATTCAAGGCGGCCAGAGTCACCAGCCGCGAATCAGGCGCAGCACACCCCTACCCACGCACACGGCAGGCAACCAAACAGGCGAAGGGTGGCGCGGTAGGTCATCAGGTAAAGCCGCCAGCGCAACACCGCCGGCCAGCACTCAGGCTTCGGCAGCTTCCAGCCGGTCGAGGCGTTCGATTTCAGCCAGCAGCAGGGCCGCACCCTTAACGTAATCAGCGCGGCGCGTGGTCGGCTTAAAGCCGGGGGCCGGGAACGGCCAATACAGCAACGCTTTATGGCGCGGGATACCGGCCGCATTGCTGACGTAACTGGCGGCTGCGCGGGGCAACTGGTAGTCGCTCAATTCGTCGTCACGCTCAGGCGTGTAACCTTCCTCGCCTACCTGGCGCAGGCGCTCGGCGGCCACGTCAGCCAACGCCAGCAAGAAGCCTTCGCCAGCGCTGTCGCCAAGAATCAACACTGGGTCAAGCTCAAGCGTGGCGAGGCGGCTGGCGGGCATTGCCATAACGCCATCACCAACAACTAAAACAGTCGGGGAGGGGGCTTCTTCCTTTACCGGCTCGACGACAGCAGCAGGCGGGGCGTCGGGGGCGGCCTGATCAATCAGAGTGGCAGGCGGCGCGCTAGCGGCTTGCGCGGTCGCGTGCTCAGTTGGCGCGACCACTGGCGGCGTGGCTGCTTTTGCGGCTGCGGGGGTTTTATCTTTTGCGGGGGTCTTTGCGGCCATTTCGGTGGCTCCTATTTCGTTAATTATTTATTTATTCAAAGCGCAGCGCTGGCGACTGCCAGGGCTTGGCTGCTGAATGGGGGTAAACAGCGCGGTTTCGAGCGACTGGCCTTCAGCCATTCGGCGGCGCACCGTCTGCGGGTTAAGCGACAGCTTGAAATAGGCCACTAGCTCGTTAATGGTTCCGCGATAACCGCGAACCGTGTGCGATGCCTGTTCTTTACGGATGGCGCGCGCATTCTCAAGCGCCCGCAGGCCGGCGGCCGGCCTAACACCCTTGCGGGCATCCATCGCCTGACGATTGCCCAGCGAGCGGCCAGGTGTGGGCCAATTAACCGGGCCTAAATACTCCAGCGTCAGCGCGAAACGCTCGCGCGAATAACCCAGCTGGTCGCGCACCGAGGCGCGGCTATGGCCTCGGGCGGCAAGGTCACGAATCAAAGTGGCGGTATCCATGCCGGAACTCCTCATAACGATTTAAAGAATTGAAGCGCCGCGCGGCGGCGTAATCTTGGCTTGCATGGCGAATACCAGGCGCATCGCTTGGTAATGCCCGGCCACCTTTTCAGGCCCCGGCGGGCTGGCCATGTGCTCGGCCAATTCCAACACCAGCGCTTGCAGTTCCTTCGCGTGCTCGACCAGCTCCAGGGCCGGGCCGTACCCGTCAAGGTTGCCGTAGGGTTCAAACAAGCGGCGTACCAGCTCAACGCGATCAGGGGTCATGGTTTGCGTCCTAATTTTTCAGCCACATAAGCGCGGGCCTCGGCCAGGCGCGTTCGGTACGTCCTAACGCTCACACCTAAATGCAGGGCGTTGTGCAGCTGGGTAAGGCCGCGCGGGTCGTAGCCCTTCAGACCAAGGCGGGCCGCCACTTGCCACCACCCGGCGGCGTACTCCAGGCGCAGCACATCGGCGCGCATCTGGCAGGCTTTGCCCATTTCATGCACAGCGGCTTCTATGCGGGTTTCCATATCGTCAAGCGGCCCGCCGCTGCCAGAGCCACCGCCGAAAATAAGGTGCCCCTTCGCATCCATCCAGCGGGCCAACATCGACGCGCCCGTGCCACCCAGGCCGCCGCGATCATCGGCCAGCCAGCGCGCCCAGGCTTCCAGCAAAGAATCAAAATCACCCACTCGACGACGCGCCACACTCACCCCCGCATTAGCCGCCAGCCGAAGCCGCCAGCTTGTAACCGTTCTTTTTGTCTCGCTTGCAGCCCGGCAACTTCAGGCCCGCACCGCACAGCACGTCGCCACCCACGAACACCGCACGCGCGCACACCGAACACCCTTTCGTGCGTATATCGTCAGCCTCAACAATCCGCGCGGGGTCGCCATACGCCCAGCCAGGCAGCGCCACGGCTCAGGCTTCCCGCGCCTTGATTAGCAGCGACTCGGACAGCGCTTCGATAGGGTCAAGCCAATGGCGGTCGCCGCCCTCGGTCTGCGTCACGCGCAAGTCGCCATGGCGGATCACCACCGCGCTCGATACCGGCCCGAAGACGTGCCAAACGTGGCCACCGTGCGCGCGGATCACTACCGCCTCTTCCTCGGTCAGCACATGGCTAAGAATCATCACCGGGGCGACAGACTGGCCGCGCTCCAGGGAACGCGCCAACGTGCGCGCGCGGCCGTCGTGCAAGCGGTCGCCAAGCAATGCCCACACCACCGTTTGCACGCGGGCGCTGTCGTGTATGCGGCTTGCGATAGCCTCGCGACTTGGGGCAGTACCGCCCGCCAAACCAATAACCAACATGCTAAAACCTCCTAAAACGGCAAGCCGGCAACGCCGGGCAATACGGGATAAACCAGGGCGCGCACGCAGGCACCGCCGTGCAATCGGTGCGGGAATGGGTAAGCGTCGCAATGGCAGGTATTCGCGCGCCAAGGCTTGCCGGCGGCCCACTTATCCAGCCGGCCAGCAGCAGCGCAAACAGGGCAGCGAGTAGCCCCAGGCACACCCTTAAAGCGTTTGCCGCAGGCGCGCACAGTGCAACGGCAATGCCTGGCGGCAGTGCTGTGCAGGCGGCTGGCGGCCAAGGTCACGCGCGGGCCTTGTCGAGGCGCTGGCGGCGGATCAATTGCAGCTCTTCGTGCAACACCTGCGGGCTTAGGCTGTTCTTACCCTTGACCGCGTTATGCACGGCCGCCTGCATTTCCAGCGTCGTCACATTCGACGCGCACCAACGGCGGTACAGCTGCTGGTTGTAAGGGTCGGTCGACAGCGAGGGCGGCATGCCCAGCTCGACCACGCACCACGCCGCCCACTGGCAGGGCTTGGTGTACAGCTGCGGGCTATCAGCGGTGGGTAACAGGGACTCAGCCAGCAACAGCGTCACGCGTAACGGCGCGCCGGCTTCTGCGTCTTGTTCGACAGTCAGCCAGTTAGCGGCCGTAAGGTAGGCGAGGAAGGTGTCGAACTCTTCGCGGCCGCAGCGCAAGGCTTCAAGCCAGTCGCTCACGGGCATTTCAATTAACCCGGCATCACGGCAAGGGCTGGCGGCTAGCAGCTCCAACAGCTTAACCAGCCGGGCAAAGCCAGGCAGGCCGAAACGCTGCTCGACCTTGCGCGTTAGCGGCTGGTTCGACAGGTCGCCGGCCAACCTAACCCATTGCACGGTTAGCATCCTTGACCGCCACCGCAGCCTGCCCAAACGCTTCAAAAATCCCGTTGTAATCCACCTCGCCACGCGAGGAAATCACGATATTCAGCGCCGAACGAAACGACGGCGCACGCTCCAACCTGTACCAGGCGTAAACCGTGCGCGGCTTCTCGCCTAGCAGCTTGGCGACCGGCTCAACACGCAAAAGCCCAAGGCGCTCGCCTTCCTTTTTGCCCGCAACCCGCTCAATCCAGGGTTTAAGTTCCACTTATAGTCACCAATTCACACGAATAGTGTAATTCTATTTCTATCAACCCCCATTTTTCAAGCGTTCTTTTGTTGCATGCACACTTTGCGTGTATATTTGCACCAATAACGACTATAACTAAACAAGCAGCAGGGCCTACCAACAAGCCACGCGGGAAAAATTAATGTCAGAACTTCGAACGATTGTGGCCGCACGCATCAAGCAGCGGCGGCACGCCAAGGGCTGGACGGGTGACGAAACCGCACGGCGGCTATCAGAGGCAGGCAGCGAGCAAATAACGCTGTCGACGTACTACAGTTGGGAACAAGGCGTGCGCAGGCCACAGCCTGAACAATTAATCACGCTGGGCGAAGTCTTCGGATGCCCGCCGGCGTGGCTGCAAGGCTTCACCAACAGCGACAGCCTTAGCCCCGTATCGACTAACTACGTCACGGCCAATAGCCCCAGCATCGGCACCAAAGCCGGCGTTTTGCAGATCGCCCAGGCCAGCGCCGCCACCGCCTATAACCTCGATTATTTAGCGCGACGCGGCCTCAACAAAAACAAATTGCTTTCAATCACCCAAATTGACACCAGCATGGCCGGGGTTATTGAAGAGGGCGACGAATGCCTACTCGACCGCGAAACGGTCGACGTACACGGCGGCGACCTCTTCGGCCTAGTGGTAAACGGCGTGGTGTGGACGCGCTGGATACGCCCCCAGCTCGACGGCTCTTTCATCATTGCCGCGCAAAGCCGCGACCAATACCCCGACCAGCAAGTCAGCGCCCAGCAGTTTGCCGAACTCGACATAATTGGTCGCGTCGCCCGTATCTGCCACGAACGCTAGTCGCAAAATCCAGCCTCTTTCGTAGTGGCTTTTCTATTGTCTCAATTTACACTTTATGTGTAAGATCACACACCAAGGAAAGGCAGGCCCGAAAATGACGCAAGGTAGTGCATTAACCCCCGCCCACAGCAACCCAATTGCCAACCTGACAGCAGCACGTCAGCGCGTGCTATTTCGCCAGGTCAAAGAAAAGGCCGCGCTCTGCTATGGCATCGAGCAAATCACCATTAACTGCCAGGTTGAAGGCTTTGTAACGCTTCAGCAGGTCGAGCACATCCAGCACCTAGCTGCCCAGCTAACCCGCCAGCTTGAAGCCCTGGCCAACGAAATCGCCAGTATCTAAACCCCACCGCCCGCACGGAAGCGAACCCATGAATGCATGCGCAGAAGTCCACGGCCAAGAACTAATAGGCCGCCCAGGCCAAAGCCTAACCCCGCACGAACTGCTTGTGCTGGTCGGGCTGGCCGAGGGCATCCCTAGCCAGGTACTGGCCGAGCGCATCCACACCGACTCCGGCTGGCCTTCGCCACACCGAGGCCAGCATTCAGGCAAAGCTAGGCGCGCGCAACAAGGCCCACATGATCACGCGCGGCTTCACCCTTGGCGTGCTCATACCTAACGCCTTGTGCATGCTGCTGGCCGTTATCAGCGTGCTAGAGCTTGATCAAGACGCTAACCGTCTGCGCACCCAGCGCCGCAGCCGTACCGGCAGCCAAATCACCCGCCTAGTTCGCACCGCCCCAGGTGGCGCGGCAGGTGTGGGGCGGCCTACCCTCTTCGTTTAACTCTTTATTTATTTAATTCTTTTTTTCTTGATTGCCATTTTTGGCGGGCCTATACTCGCCTCACGGTAAAGAATTAAATAATTAACTAAATAAAGGGGTTTGCATCAATGGCTTTATTGATCGCCGTAGGCTCGCAGAAAGGCGGCCCAGGCAAAAGCACCATCGCGCGCGGCCTAGCTGTCGCCTTCGCCCAAAACGGTTGGTCAGCCAAGATTGCCGACTTCGACCTAAACCAAATGACCGCCACCAAATGGCAGCAGCGCCGCACCCAAGCCGAGCACCTGCCGCTTGTGTCGGTCGAACCATTCAGCAGCGTCAGCCAAGCGCTAAGCAAAGCCGGCGAGCATGACGTGCTGATATTCGACGGCGCGCCACAAGCCAGCTTGACCACCGCTGAAATGGCCAAAGCATGCGACCTAATGGTAATACCGACCGGGCTGTCGACCGACGACCTAGAGCCGGCTGTCGTGCTAGCAGACGCCCTACAAAGCAAGCATGGCATAGACCCTAACCGCATCGTCTTCGCGCTTAACCACGTTGGCGACAGCGCAAGCGAACTAGAAGAGGCAATGGGCTACCTCGCACAAACCCCATTCAAAACCCTCGACGGCTACCTGCCGCAAAAAACCTCATACAGCCGCGCGCATGACCAGGGCCTTTCGATAATCGAAACCCCCTACAAAGGCCCGCGCGAACAAGCCGAGCGATTGATTCAATCGGTTATGGCTAAAATTGACGAATTAAATAAATAACCCAATCAAACATCGGAGTGAATCACATGGCTGTTAAAACCCCCAGCATCAAGAAGCCCACCAAAGGCACCCCGCCGCTGTCACCCACAGCAGCGGCCGCCGTGGCGCGCAACACCCACACCGACAAGCCAGGTAGCGCCGAAAAAGTCGCTATGAATTTTCAAGTAGAAGACGAATTTAGGCGCGACCTTAAAACCTTCGCCAGCATGCACGGCATGTCGATGGTGTCGGTACTAAAGGAAGGTTTCGAACTGCTGAAGAAAGCCAAGGGCAGCGCCTAACGGCCTGCAAAGAAAGGATCGAGCGCCAGGGTCTGGCGACCACCCCGGCACCCGGTAACACACCGCCACCCCTCAAAGGTAAACGCTATGTCAGACGCCGAGTATAACGAAATCGCAGCCCTACCGCTTGCCGCGCTGCGCACCCTCAACTGCTGGAAGCTCGCGCGCTACATGACCCGCTGCGGGCGCATTCAGCGCGCCATGATCCTGCAAGCCGTCGCCGCATAAGGCAACACACACCAAGCCCCGCCAAGTGCGGGGCTTTTTTATGCTTGTGTGACGGGTCACAACTCAACAGCAAAGCCGCGCACACCCAAGCCCACCGCGAAGCGTTCAACCGCCGTCAGGCTTGCCCACACCCGCACCGGCTCGCGCCGGGATCTAATCGGCAGCCAGTGCGCCCCCAACCGAACGCAAAAACTCCACCCCTCGCCACCCGGCCCGCGCCTGGCCAAGCACTCGCGCACCGCGCCCTGCTCGATCAACACCCGCACGGCGTCTTCTTGGATAGCCTGGCGCATCACGGCCGCCGGTTCGTAGGGTGGCGCTTATTGATCAACAGGCGCAGCACCCTCGACGTTCGCGCCAAGTCGCCCAGCACCGCCGCCAGGTCATGGCGGTTAACCCTAACCAAGTCGCCCCGCACACCAACACCGGGGGCGCTCACAGCGGCGCGCAGGCTGGCCGCGTAGGCTGGCAAGTCGCGCGCGGCGTGATCGTCACGGGCAACACTCACGGCGCAGACCGTGACGGCCTATCCATTTCCAGCGCGGTGACGTAATCCATTAGCGCGGTTCCGTCTTCGTAGTCCAGGCGGCACCCGAGTGCATAGCCACGAATAAAGGATCGGCAAATATCAGCGCGGTGCCGGGCTGCTGCTCGGTCGTTCGCACAGTACAGACCGTTAAGCTCTACACCCAGCGCGCGCACAAAGGCCGGATTAAGGCGGGCCGTTACAGCCTCGACAGCGGGCGGCACGTTAGCCAGGCCGGCGGCGCTACGGCGGTCGTAGTTTTCGGCAGAAGTTTCGGGGCTTAGCGGGTCAGTGATGGTCGAAGGCATGCGGGCGACTCCAGTTCGGCGAAGGGTCGGGCACTGCGTAAAACCAGCACCCCGCCACATGGTAGACCAGCACCCCAGCAAGTGGTAGCCAGCGGGCACAAAAAAGCCCGCCGGGTGGCGGGCTTGTGTAGGGGTCGATTTAACAAAGCGTCCGTTATGCGCAGCGCGTGACGGTCACGCCTTCACATAACCGGCCAAGCGCTTTAGGCCGGCATCCATTAGCAGCGGCAAGGCAGCGGCCGGGACGTGGGTTTGTAGCAGTTCAATCAGTCGGCCGCTGTCGCTCAGGTCAACCAGCACCGCGCCGGGCTTCACCGGGGTCATGCACGGCGCGCCGTCGCCACCGAAGGCCACCACCCAATGGCGGTTAGCCACCAACAGCCCGGCCATGTTATCGGCTATGCGTTCTTCGGCGGCGTGATCCCATTGCGGGCGGGCACCACCGGCGGCGGCAACAGCGGCGCGGCACTGGGCGAAGTAGTCCAGGGCTAAGGCGCGGGCGGCATGCGTGACGGGTAACGGGCTAGCCGCTGGCAGCGCAGGCGCAGGCGCGGGCTTATGCCGGCCAAGGGTATTGGCGAACAACGCCGGCAAGGTGTCGGTTAGCCAATCGTGAAAAGGCGCAGCGCGGCACGGTTGCGCACGGCGCAGGGCATCCAGTACCGAGGCGCGTGCCAGCATTTGCAGCGAGCGGCCGTCTACTTCAAAGCGGGTCAACCACGCGCGGTCTTGGCGGCGGGTAATGCGATTGGCACTTTCAAAGCCCAGCAGGCGCGCCAGTACCGTCGCGCCAAACCAATAGTCAGCACCCACCCGCGCCACCGGCAAGACATGGGCACCGTAATGCAGCGTCGCAAACTCAGGCAGCGCCGCAGCGGGGGCAGGCTGCGGCGCGGGGGCCGCGCCGGCCAGCTGCTCGGCCATCCAGTTAAAGGCGTTTATGTACGCCTCTTTTACCCGTGCCGCCTTCGCCCCGGTGAAGCCCATCACCAGGAATATAAAGCCGTCCTTAGTCATCCCTACAGCAGGGCGAATTTCGCCTTTACCATCACGATATTCAACGGCCTCAAAATTGAGGGCGTTGAATTCGGCCGAGCAATCAATCGTGGCGAAGGCGCGCAGCACGTTGTCGTGACGCTTGCCAAAGGCTTCGGCAACCTTCAAGGAAGTAGTGCGGGGCTGTGAACCAATCGCGTTAATAAGCTGGCGCGGATCAAACTGGGCTAGCGTTTGCATAACGAATTCCTTTCTAAGAAATGGAATCCCGCAAACCATCGACCAAAGATGGTGGGCGGAACCGAGCGGGTTGGTCGACCGGACGCTAGCAACCGGCAGGGCATAAAGCCCTCCGCACTCGGCCCCACCCATAAAGGGAAGTTGCCAAGAACCGGACACAAAAAAACCGCTTTCAGCGGCGGTGTCCGCTAGACATTACCGGGCGACCAAACCCGGCTGCCGAATTGTCGGCAGCGAGCGGACTGTAAGCCCGGGTAACGGCACTGTCAAATAAACGCGGAAATCATGGCCGCGTTATCAGGCCTTTCGTCTACTCAAACTTGAGCAGACGCCGAACACAGTGGCCTTCAGGCCCAAAGCCGGCCGGCGTTAGCTTCGGCGGCGCAGTGCTCAGCTGCTACGCCTAGCAGCCGCTCAAGCTCGCGCACCACGTTCGGCACGCACTGGCCGAGGGCTTCCAGGGTTAAGGCGTAGGTCTGGCCGTTGGTTTTGGCGATCAGCTGCAAGGCGTCTTCAGCGGCAACAGCCAGGAAGGCGGGCGAACTCAAGAAGGCGGCGGCGGTGTAAGTGGTCATGGCGTCAACTCCGGCGGCCTTGGCTGTATTGCCTGGCCTTGGCGCGAACTTTAACGCCACTACTTTAATTCGTCAATTCTTTATTTAAATAAATAACACACCGCTAACCAATACCATGCGCCTTCAGCTCGGCAGCCACTAGACGCTGCCATAACCGCTCACAGGTGGCGGCGCGCTCAGTACCGCCGGGCGCATCCAGCGCATAGGCACCCACCGCCGCCTTTAATGCCTGCAACTCGGCCAGCGTCACGTCACCTAGCGGCACGCGCAACCCTTGCGCCTTTTCGGCGGCCAGCTTTAACCGCCGGCGCTTCTGACGCTCTGCGCCCGTCAGCGGGCGGCGCGCGGCTTCCACAAGGCAAAGCGTCAGATTGTCTAAGGGGTCTTTCATGGCGGCGGCGCGCGTCCTAAGCGCCCCAGCCAGCGGCCGGGGCTTCGATCCTTAAAGGGGGGTGTCTAGACCGGTCAGGCGCTTAAAGGCGGCTTGTAGTTGGTCGCAATAAATCAGCTCTTCGCGGGCTTTCTCTTTGAACACAAAGGCGCGAAAGCGGCCGGCGGTTACGGTGTAAGTATCGCTGTCTTGCAGCTCGACGCGGATCATATTCACGCCGTCTTTTGCGAAGTTGGCAGGCCGCTTGAATTGCAGGCCCTTGGCGATGGCCACTAGCTCGCGCGCGCCCGTCATTGCTAGGAAGCGGCGCGCGCCCAGCTGATCGAGGATCACGCCGGCAACTTGCTGGGCTTCGGTCATTTGCTTGGCTTGTGCGGTCATCGGTAAAGCTCCGGTTGCGGCCCTGGCTCCTGAATTCATAGAATAAGTGCAACGCTTGAAACGATAGGCAGAGGGCCAGCCACCGGTAGAATCCAGGCTCTCACACCAAAGGATTCAAGCGCAGATGACTACGCATTACCGGCAGCTGAC